CACCACTAGCGTACAAGTTGTAGTTGCTTGCGTTAGTGAGGTTAAGCTGACCAGAAAATGTTCCAGTCGTGGCGTTGATTGTGTCGCCGCCCTCTACCTTCTGCCATGTCGATCCGTTGAATACAGCCCAATCACCCACACCCCACAGAGCTTCGCCGTTCAGGTTGGTTGTACCCGCGACAGAGACGATGTAGTAATAGCCTGCAGTACCGACGCTCGATGTCAGCGTTGGGGTGTTTGTCGATGCATTCCATGTTCCCTGATACGCAACTGCACCAGACGCGACCGTCGTGACGCTGGTGATCTGACCCTGCGCGTTGACTGTGATTTGAGGGATCGATAATGCGCTGCCATAAGTGCCTGCAGATACGCCCGTGTTGGCGATTGATATCGTACCCGTCGTGGTGATTGGCCCACCTGTGAGCCCCGTTCCAGTAGCTACCGAGGTAACTCCAGCTCCTGTATATACAGACGTCCATACGCCGTTTGCGTATCCCTCAAAGTTGCCGATCTGCGAGTTGTAGCGCAGCGTTCCATTTGCTGGCAGCGCAGGTCTTGCTGCGGTGTTGCCGACAGGAACAACCATGCCGCCAGAACCTGATATCACTGGGTTACTTGCTATCGCGACAACAGGGTTTCCGCCTGCGCCATTACCGTTGGTGATATCAATCTGGTTTGTCGTGCCAGTCAATGTCAGTGGGCTCAATGCCGAGCCGTTTATGCTTAGCAATCCAGTGCCTGATGCGTTGGCAAGCGCGAGCGCTAAGCCAGTCAATGCAAACGTGGGATCACCTGCTATGCCGTCACCGTTCGTGACAGAAATACCATTGCCAGATACAGTTAATGTGCGCGACGTGATGACGTTCGCAGCGGTCTTGGCAACGATGCCAGTGGCAGCGGACTCCAGTGATCCGCTCGTGCCGTTCAACCGAATGGTATACGCACCCAGCGATCCGCCGTCAGTAATGCCAATACCTGTACCAGTAGAAAAGTATCGGCTATTTGGCAGCGTGGACTGTAGACCAACAGTCAAGAATGTCTGCGTTTGAGATGGGCTTTGCGTGATGGCAGAGACAGTCGTGCGAACCGTCAAACCATTCTGAACAATAGGTACTAGCTCATCGCCAGAGATAGCGTTGAGAGCTGGTAGTAATTCAGAGATTCTAATATCTGCCATGTCAAGGACTCAAGTTGTTGAGGTTGCCATTATTTGGCGTATTACCTTGCTCAGGAGATATTGGGCTATTTCCTATTGTCTCTGTGATTATTGCATCGTGATTCTCAGCAACGCTCAAATCTGGGCGAGGGAATCTGATCGATATTTTTTCTGGCTGTCTTGGCGGCAACCGATACGGATCGAACTGGTCAGAGCAACTTTCACTGCATACTTTAAGCGCCGGAATGTTGCCATCAGGACGCATATCAGAATATGCACGCTTCATTTTACACCGATCGCAGATGAAAATGCTAAGCGTACTATTCCCTAGTGTGTCCAGAAATCTAGCCATACATCACCCGATTGCTTTTAATTGCATTTTCCTTGGAAGGCAATATTTGCAAATTCCAAGGCACATGCAATCCAGACACAAGTTTACCTCGCAAAGGAATAATATGGTCAACTTCATACCATTCGCCAATCAATTTTGATAACGCACGCGCTTCAGCATACACATTCTCAATTTGTGTGCTGTGCGCATCAGACAACCATGCTGGTGTTCTCATCAAGCGAGATGCACGCCGTTTTGCCTGTTTGGCAGCAATTTTGTCTGGATTATTTTTTATGTACTCACGCTCACGAGCACGAATTTCGTCACGATGCGTATCTCTATATCTACGCAAGATGGAGGCAAATTTTTGTGGATTTTTTGACCGCCATATTTTGATTGTAGAAAAAATGGCATCAGAATTCTTGGAACGGTAAGCCGAATCATCCATTTGCTTGCATGCAACGCAATTGCGGCTAGAGACCATCCTCTCAGCAAAATGACCGCGAGCGCATGGTTTGCCAGTAAAGTATCTAGTCAATGCTTGCGCCTTAGCATCCGCATGAGAAAGAATGTTCACGATTACCTCGTGTAATAAGAAATGTTGCTTGCGAAGTAGATAGGCGACTTATCGCGCTCTTCTGCTTCAGCCAGCGCAAAATGCTTTTCCCATTGCTGCTCAAGGTATGTAATGCGAGCAGCGTCGACACCGGGCAACTCCATCGACATCTGATGAGCCAAACCGTTCTGGATCGCCAAGTACCAGCGTTGAGGAATCTCGAGCTGACCACTTAGTTGACCAACGTCCTGAATGTAACGGCTGATCCACACTTCAAGTTGAGGCTGGATACTGTTCGGGACGGGCCACAGCTTCATGTTCGGCTGGTTAATCGTGCGATCAAACCAAAACTGAAGCGGTCTGTACGCCGTGAACGAGCGATTAGGCAGGTTGGAGTAATCATCACGGTTCATGCGTGCCATCGGGATCGCCATTGGGCTTGTGCCGAACACTACTTGATAGAAACCCATGTTGATACCAGCGCTCTGCTTAATACGCCAGAGTGGAGCTGTTACCGATGGGTCAAGCTCGTAATAAATCCATGTGTTTGCTGTCCACGTCACAGCGCCCGGTGATTTCACCGACACCCATGTCGCGCCATCAAATGAATACTGCAGATCGACCGTCACAGAACCAGTCACAGCAGGCAAAATGCCAATCGTGGTGATATAGACAGGGTTATTTGTGCCGTTTGTAATGCCGATTGCGCCCGTATTGGTCGTCAATTGGCATATGGAGTTACCTACCCCGTCAAATGCGTTAGCAGTATCGCCAGAGGTGCTGTAATAGCCTGTATTGATGGCTGTGAGCGTGCGAAAGTTGGCATTCAGAATGTCATTTGAGCCAACAGGCAAATAATATTGATATTGATCTGGCTGCAGACCGATGATCGTGCGCTCAATACACCAGTAATTGATGCCGTAATTGGTCAGCGACGACAGCAGATAGAACAGGCTGTCCTTCGCAGCCGAGACTTGCTCGACCGTCAGCTCTTCCGCGAGCTTACCTGCGCGACGAGCACCATGATCGATCAACTGCTGAACGGAGATTACTGTTTGTCCTACCGTTCCAGAAGTATTCAAGCCTGTCGTCATTTACCACCCCGGGCATTTCCATCGTTTCAGTGAGGCTTTTGCACGAGGTGCATCGCCACTTGCGTTCTTGACTACGCCGCTCATCCTTGCACAGAATGAATCCTTACGCTTGCCGCCCTGTGGTTGCGGCGCTTTCAGGTGGCTTCCTGTTTTAGCATTATATGCCTTCCGACCAGCTTCTGTCATCCCAGCGCCTTGCTTTGTCGAGAGCTTTTCACCGCGACCAACAGCGAGTGACACGCCGCCTTTCTTCATTTTCACAGTCTTTGCAGACTCTTTGAATGCTGCAGCGGTTGGCGCACCTTTGCTTCCTGCCTTGCGCATATGCTCACCAGAGCCATGCTTAATGCGCTCCTGCTTGGCGTGGATGTTGGCATAAAGCCCACCTTCCTTAAACTTCTCGCCAGTGTCAGCAGATGCAAACTCCTTGCCCACCTTTTGAGGGATGCCCACTTTCTTGGCAAAAGCCTTGGAGTGAGCAACCCCCTCCATCAATCGATGTTGAGAAGGGGATTTGCTTGGCATGTTAAGCCTGCGACTCTTGCCAGCTCAGACGAGCCAGAATGGTTGAGTTACCACCGCTGACGTTGTTGGCAACGACGTACAGCACATCAGGGCCGTCTGGGAACTGACCGACGTTACTCGTAGGCACAGTGTTGTTCAATCCGCCACCCAAGATCGCGTTACCGATACCAGAAATTGCGGTCAAGTCCAGTGTAGTCTGACCAGTGCTATTTGTGAACGCAGCACCGATTGATTCGCCACCCGTGAATGTTGCAGCAGTGTTTGTCTGCGTTGCAATTTGAACGATTGAGCTTGTCACAGTGTTGTTCTGTGTTGGCGACTGGAACGAACCCCATGTAGGTGTACCAGTTGTGTAACCGTTCAGAATCAACTGAATCAGGAACGTGCCAGTAGTCACCACGCCAAGTTCGCGCAATTGCAACTGGAGGCGGTTGATGACTTCCTTGTTGCCCAAAATGCCGACCTGACCGTTATCCACCGAAGGAGCAAGTCGAATTGCCAGAATTGGCACGGCAGTACCGTTTGCAACTGTCACAGCAGACTGTGTACCGTAGTTATAAATCAACGATACGTCGTTGCTGAATCCACCGTCCATAACTACTGACGAACCCCAGTGCGAGATTACCGCGACTGAATCTGGTGGAGCATATTCAACAGAAACGGGAGGGATGGCGTTTGTCGATGGGAATACTGCAGTGAATGCAGATGCCGCTCCGCCGCCTGTCACGCCGCGAGTCACGCCAGTGAACTGGTCGTAAGCCAAGCCTGATTGAGCTGCAGTCGTAATTCCAGAGTATGTTGCATATTCAACCGCACCACCGTTTGCTGCGGCTGTGAGCTTGATCGTTCCACCTGCTGGGTTAAACCCTGCTGCACTCACTACTGGGATGGTTGTAGCACCGCTTGTAATCGTTGAGTACAGTGATGTGATTGAAGCCTGACCGCTCGACTCATAGCGCGATGGTAGGTTACCAGAGCGCATGTAGGCGTTGTATTGAATGTTGTTGCTCTGGAATGAATACACATATGCAATAGCGCCTTGCGTCGTGCGCAAACCGAAGCGTGCAACACCAGCACCGTACCACGAGTAGTCGATGAACCACATCTGGTTTTTGGTGAGGTCGAGGTTGTAGCCAGAAGGCCCTGTCCCGTCGAGCGGGTCATACCATTGCGATTGTGGCACTCGCGTGTCGATTGTCTTTGATACCAGCGCGTTCGCAATTGTCTGACCGCGATACTCTGGGCTGATGTACAAAGATGTATCGCTTGCAATGCTCAGCACGCGATATGACTGACCACGGATCACGATGTAATCGCCGGGGGCGAGCTGGTTCGTGAACACCGTACCAGTACCAGTAACCGCACCGCTACCTTGCGTGACAGACACAGTGCCGCTCAACTGGTTGATCGAGTTGCGCCATACCGCATAAAGCGTCTGACCATCAAACTGGAAAAACAAACCGTTCTGCGAATCAAAGAATCCGATCTTGTTGCTCGAGCCATACCATGAGTATGGGCTCACGGTGACAGGTAATCCAATCGACGTAAGTGCTGGGCTGGCAGTCGGGACAATAGTGTTTGCAGTGACATATGTCAGCGTTGTGGCTGACGGTACTGTGGCAATCTTAAAGATGCCGTTGTATGCAGGAACAACTGCATCGCTTACTTTGATGTAAGACCCTACCGTCATGTTGTGCGCCCAGCGGGTCGTCACAGTGACAGTGGTGTTAGATAAGTTGTTAGTGACTGACGAAACAAACAAGCGTGGTTTCAGGATCGAGCCTGTCGAAAACTGAATACCTTTACCTGATTGATAGCGGAAGTAACGACGTGTCTGACGAACCATCAATTGGTTTGGTACAGCAGCGCCAGCAGTGAAGTTTACCGAACCGTCATAGGCGCGGGTCTCAACATATCCAGAAGGACGCGCATAGACGTTGTTTTGTGCATTGGCGGTCGTTGTGACTGTACCTGATGCGCCTGTTGTAGCGATAGTGAATTGATTAGCGGTTGGAACAGTTGCAACAACCCAAGCACCATTGACACCTGTGCCGCCTGTCGTGTTTGCAATATACACATACGATCCAGCAGACAAGCCGTGAGGCGCGACCGTGTTAACCGTGATTGCTGTACCGCTAGTCGTGATGGCGGTGGTGCTTGCAGTTGCTACAGCGATACCAGCGTTGGTGAAGAAGAAACCGGGGTACACATAAGTCGCTGTGGCATTGTATTGGTTGCCTGATGCGACTACGCTTGTGGTGACAATCGTAAACGATGTGCCGCCTGTCGACGCTGTGACATACCACCAGCCGTTGGCGTTGGTGTCCAGAGCGTCTTCAATAAAAACAGGAGTTCCGACTGCCACGGTTGCCGTGGTGGAAACTACAACTGTTGTTGTGCCGTTACCCGTAATTGCGGTGACAGGCACAGGACTTGTCTGAAAGTAGTAGCAGCTCTGGCGGTTGTTCTGGAGCGACAATTGCTCCCACTTGCTTGGCTGCTGACCGTATTCAAAGTCAGTATCAATCAGTGATTGAGGGGTTGAAACGCGCAACTTATCAACAGGATCGTATGCAGCAGACCGTTGCGAGGTCTGAATGCGCATCTGGTTATCCGTGTTGGAGGTTGGCCCTGTGTAGGAAACGATTTGACCCATGTCTCACCTATTGAATTCGAGAATTTTCGCAAAACAGGGGGCGATTACACCCCCCGCTTGACTTTACCAGCTACCGCCTTTCTTACCAGCTTTGAAGCCGTCACCACCCTTGCAAGCCATCGCAACATGACCGCCAGTCTTGTAACCAGCAGGAGCTTGTTTGATGCTTTTTGTGCCGAAGGGTTTGGTAGGCATTTTGCCGTTGCCATGCATCATCGTATTTTCATACTTTGCTACAGAGCCACCCTTTGCATAACCGCGACCTTCGAGCTTGCCAGTCTTGGTATTGAAACCCTTAACTTGCTTGGCTTCTACGACTTTGGTGTTTGCATACTTTGCAATTTTTCCACCACTCTTGTAGCCGACGCCTTCAATGCCACCCGTCACGCGCTTGGGGTTTGCGCGAGTAGCTTCAATGCCGCCGAGAAGACCACCGGGAACATCGTTCTCAACCTTGCCGCCAACTCTCAAACCCTTGTGAGCTTTGCTTGCTGGCTTGCCTTCGTGAGATTTCAGTTCTTTCTTGATGCCTTTGATCTCGCGCTCTTCTTTGGCTTCCATTGATTTGCTCTCGACTTCGCCGCCTTTCTTGCGTGCCATAGCTTGAGCAGGCATGCCCGGTGCTGGACGCACTGGAGCACGCGATGCCATCATTGAAGCGCCACGAGGACGTGCAGCCGCCAAGCGTGCAGCCAGCTCAGGAGCAGCGCCCATTGCTGGAGCAGCCGATGGCAATGCGCCACCGATTGCTTTCTTGGCAACACCACCTTTTTTCAGTTTGAGTTCAACTGAAGGCTCGGTGGTTTCCATCTTTGGCATTGGTTTAAATTGACCCATGACGAGCTCCTAATTAGGCTTGTGTGACGCCAAGAGCGCCAGTGCGGGTTGCATTTGGGCCAATCGCAATCGCTGGCAACATGATGCCAACAACAAGGCGCTTGATACCGTCAGGTGCGCTAGATGGGCTGAATGTGCCGCGAACGTCGCCTGTGGTAGTGGTAGCGGTAGTTTGCACAGCAGCAGCGAATGTACCGCTGTCGATTGCAAAACCGTTGTTCCAACCAACGTGGCAGATGTAAGCGCCATCATTCACGCGAACTGGAAAACCCAGCAACTGAGTTGTGCCGACCGTGACAGCGGTTGTCGAAGCGCCTGCACCAGAAATTGAAGTGATCTGGTAGAACGCTTTTTTACCGTTTGTCGTGGCTGCAGCAACCGACGTGATTACTTCGCTCATAGCCTGACCATAGTAGTCAAAGCCAGTGATCGTGTAAGCGCGTGCTGTACCGCCAGTGACCAGCGAGACTGAAACTACGCGTGGGCAATCAAGCTGAATGACAGTAGTTCCATCAGCGCGGACAACAGATTTTGTTCCTGCGCCTGCTGTCAGGGTCAGGTTACCTGCGGCTGCAGGAGTCTGAGTTGCGGCGATGTTTGATGTCGACGAAGTTTGTGGCACGACGTCCCAGACGTAGATGCGACCAAGAGGACCAACACCCAAGTCCATTGGAGCTGGATCACCAAGGTAAGCGTTACCAGAAGCAGTAATGGTGATAGCACCAGTTGCCGAGGATGATGCGCTTACAGTGTATGTACCAACACCGCCAGTACCTGTACCGAATGCAGTGATATACGAGCCTGCGGTTACGCCAGTACCTGAAACGTATTGACCGAGCACGATAGGATCGCCAGACAGCATTGCTGTGACGGTCATTGTGGTTGTTGTGATCGAACCTGCGAACGTGGCAGTAATCGATGATGGCGCAATACCCATAAAGGTTTGCGCGTTACCTAAGAATAGGTCGTCTGAAAATTGAGGCATGTCGTCTGCTCCATGAAAAGTATGACGAATTAAAAAAGGGGGTAGGTTTCCCCACCCCCGTTTGCTTACACTCCGGGCGTACCGAACATGGCGCGTGGATCAGTCCACGACAACCAGTAACGCTCAGTTGCTTTGTAGCGCATCGAGTCTGTCTCGAAGTCGCCTTCCATAGTCTTCTCGAGACCACGGCGCATCATCAACTTCATGCCTTCTGGTGCGTCGGTTTGTACCCACCAGTTGGTTGCTGAAGTCAAACGGCTTATAACAGCAGCGCCTTCAGGCATCAGACCAATCGACTTGACTGGGTTGATGTCGTTGTTGGCAGTGCCAGTACGCAGAACCGATTTCAGCAGAACTTCGGCTTGGAACACGTTACCGGGGGCAACGACCAGCTTCAGTGGCTGAAGACGAATCTTCTTACCGTTGTTATCCACAGCCGAACGAACCTGAATCAACATTTGCTCAAGCGATGTCTGCGAAAGGTTCGCAGCAGTAGCCAGCAAGTTGCTGAATGTGCCGTTGACGATTGGATGGTTTGATGCGCTCAACTGTACGCCGTCACCGCCCGTGTAGGAACTGTTGAATGCGTTGTTGAGGACGTTTGCTGCCAGCGTCTCTTTGGTCTCAACCAGTGACTGAGCCAAGTGCTTTGCATAAACCTGACCGATACGAATGTGATCGCCGTCTTCGACCAGAACTTTCGTCAGAGCGAAAGCCAGACCGTAGACCTTGTACACATAGCGCTGCAGGAACAGAACGCCGCCCTGCTGATACGATACAGGAGTACCGTCAGGCAGTTCAGGTGCTGCGCCGAAGCCGTACAGTACGGGTTCTTCGTGGTAGTTACGGGGAATGCCCATCTGCTCACGGAAAACCTGTGACCATTCATCTGAGCGCAGATCATAGACTCCGTCGAAACATTCATTGAGAATTGGCTCAACGATGCTTCGGAAGTCGGTACTTCTCATTGGAGCTGCCATTTTGTCATCTCCCCTTAGATAGCGTTAACGGTTGAAATGAACTGTGGCTTGCTGACCTGTACGCGAACTACGACGTATGGATCACCCCAGTTGTTGCCCGGAATCGGAGCAAGGTCAACAATACGGAATTGACCAGCAGAACCTGAACCGACCAGTGAGGCGGAGAGGGTCATCTGTGACAAACCTGTAGTTGTCGAACCAGCAGTGAAGTTGCTCAGGTTGGCTTCGTTACCGATAGCTGTTTGAGCCATAGTGCCGTCTGTCTGGATTTCATAAACGATCTGTTGATCATTGTAGAAATAAGCGACGATACTACCTGCGATTGCAGTGGTGGAGGCGGGCCAATAATTCGACACGCGACGACGACCAGTTGTATCTGTCCACTCTACGCCAGCAAAGCTGCCAGAGACGAGACCAGAGTTTGTGGTTGTATCCAGAACTGGAAGAATGACACCAGCGTTTGGCGAATACTGGACAGCCTGACCTTTCAGGATGTTCGTAGCATAGCCAGAGGTAATTCCGTTGGCAAGCGCCTGAGCACGATCCAAGCCAGTTGGATGAAATGCAGGTCGCAGACCAAAAGGTGCAGAGGTTGCACTCATAGGATGCTCCTAAAAATAGTTGAAGGACAATTTTGTTTTCGGCTTTATTCAAAGCATCAGGCAAAATCACCTTGGAACGTGATTTTTAGGGTACTAATTCTGTTGATCACCCGCCTTGTACAAAGCAGGTGATCTTTCGAGCATTATGCACTCAATAAATAAATAAAACAACCATTATTCAAAGAATGGCGCAGGCGCATCTTTCTCGCCATCGATCAGGTCACCTTCGGCGCGAATCAAGCTCTTGCCATTGCTGTCGCGAGCTGAATTCAGCAGTTGTTCTTGCTGAACGCGAATCTTGCCTGCCTCTTCCATTGGTTGATAGTGATGCTTCTCAGCCATGTAATCCTGATAGATATCCATCGGGAGTTTGTAGAGGATCATCTCGTTGCAGGAGATGTGACCGACGTGCTCACCTTCCTTGACCTTGAGGTGCTCCATACCCTCGAGCTCATCGCACAACACCGCCTGATAACCCAAGCGCATGCGGCTGTGGATGGTGTCGTACTGGTTGGTGGTCGATAACCAGCAGTAATGCCAGTTTGGATCGCCTACTACCTTCGGCAGCGCTTCCTGAGTGAACTCTGACTGGAAGCGACGACGACGGGTTGGTGCTGATGCCAGTGCATCATCAGCCGAGGCGCGTGATTTGTCTACTGCTGCGCGGTTTTGACGACCTGCGCCACTGTTCTTACGGATACGGTCATCCATGATTATCTTCCTTTGTTCTGACGGTCATATTCAACAAAGCGCTGGATCATTTTCTTGCGCTTCTCTGGATCATCCCACACACCCATCTCTTTGATGGCGGCAACACGCTCTGGAGAGAGTGTGAAGTTGTTCCCGCTGCGTGTAGGTGACGATTCCCTGCCTGTGCCTGTGACGGCTGAGCGTGGACGCTCTCGTTGCATGGTTGCACCCCGTTTGTTGCCACTATCGTAGCGATGTGGCAGATATTTCGACAGGCGCGTGTCCAATTCATCCCAATAATCTGGGCTGGATGGGTCATACCCCTCTGCTGTCAGACGCTTATCAATCGTTTGCGTCATTTCAGAGTCGATATCCTTGCCTGCGGGGTCATACCATGTGTTTTTAGCCATCCAATCTGCTGCATTACGCTGCACAGTGGGGTCGGGAAGCTGAATATTCTGTCTCTGGGGCTGAGACATCTGCTTCGTGGCGTTTTCCTTGATGTTTTTGAGTGCTTCATACTTTCGCATCGACTCATACATCAATTCCTGCGCACGAACCATCGACTCGCCGTCCTGAGACGCGACCGCTTCCTTCATTTTCATCTTGGCGTACTCAATCTGCACCTGCGTGTCGTCCATCACCTTCTCGACACGCGCTAATTCAGCGCCAGATGTGCGTGTTTCGAGGTTTGCAAGCCTCTCCGCCAACTGTTGATTCTGCTTTTTGAGGGCATTGATCAAATGGTTGGACTCTTTCGCCTTCTCGCGGTGAATTTGCTTCTTGAGTTTGCGCTCTTCGCGACGTGCTTCACGGATCGCCTCACGATCAGGGTCATTATTCAGACCATCATCGCCTTCGTCACCGTCATCATCGTCGTCTACAGAGCCGCCTTGTGCCATTGGCTGCGCTTCTGGCTTTGCATCACCCTCTTCCAAGGGCAATTCGACCGTCGCGCTACCGTCTGACGC